CTCTGCTGTAAATGTTCGTCTCATTCAAAAAACCTCCGCAACCCCATGTTTTCACATAACTGTTGCGTTGACCAATTGAATCTACAGTAGCCTTTTTTAATATTTCATTTTCCATTTCAATACGTTGTAGCTTTTTCCTGAGCTCACGGATTTCAATTTGTTCCGGGGTAATGGGGGAGGCTTTTGGTGTTTTGCCCTGCCGTTCATCACGTAATTGTTTCACCCATCGCGTCATTGTGGAAAGGCCGACATCCATAGCGCTGGCTGCATCTGCCACGGTGTAGTTCTGGTCAACGACCAGTTGAGCGGATTCGCGTTTAAACTCTGCGCTGAAATTTCTTTTTTCATTATGACTCCTGTGTTGTTCTGAGGTGAGCATATCACCTCTGTTCAGGTGGCCAAATTCAGTAAACCACTTCAATTGGATACCAATTCCTGTACGAGGGCGATGAGCTTAAATGCTATGAACATGGTCTTCTCATCGAAAGCGTAGAATAATACGACTCCCTTCCAACCGGCTACGTTGGCCGGTTTTTTCACTTATCCACATTATCCACTGGATAGATCCAATAATCAGGTCCATACAGATCCCAATTAGATCCATATAGATCCCTGATCGTCGTAGGCCGCGTCCCGTCTGGCTTAGAAGCCTTTCGCGATGTGTGCTGGAGGGAAAACGATGTGCGCTGGAGGGAAAAAAATGTGTGCTGACGGGTTGCTAATGTGTGCTGGCGGGATATAGGATGTGTGCTGACGGGAAAGCCAGGGTAGTTATCATCACTGATAAAAACTATCCACATAATTCGGAAAAAGCAATATGAATCAATCTTTTATATCCGATATTCTTTACGCAGACATTGAAAGTAAGGCAAAAGAACTAACAGTTAATTCAAACAACACTGTGCAGCCTGTAGCGTTGATGCGTTTGGGGGTATTCGTGCCGAAGCCATCAAAGAGCAAAGGAGAAAGTAAAGAGATTGATGCCACCAAAGCGTTTTCCCAGCTGGAGATAGCTAAAGCCGAGGGTTACGATGATATTAAAATCACCGGTCCTCGACTCGATATGGATACTGATTTCAAAACGTGGATCGGTGTCATCTACGCGTTCAGCAAATACGGCTTGTCCTCAAACACCATCCAGTTATCGTTTCAGGAATTCGCTAAAGCCTGTGGTTTCCCCTCAAAACGTCTGGATGCGAAACTGCGTTTAACCATTCATGAATCACTTGGACGCTTGCGTAACAAGGGTATCGCTTTTAAGCGCGGAAAAGATGCTAAAGGCGGCTATCAGACTGGTCTGCTGAAGGTCGGGCGTTTTGATGCTGACCTTGATCTGATAGAACTGGAGGCTGATTCGAAGCTGTGGGAGCTGTTCCAGCTTGATTATCGCGTTCTGTTGCAACACCACGCCTTGCGTGCCCTTCCGAAGAAAGAAGCTGCACAAGCCATTTACACTTTCATCGAAAGCCTTCCGCAGAACCCGTTGCCGCTATCGTTCGCGCGAATCCGTGAGCGCCTGGCTTTGCAGTCAGCTGTTGGCGAGCAAAACCGTATCATTAAGAAAGCGATAGAACAGCTTAAAACAATCGGCTATCTCGACTGTTCAATTGAGAAGAAAGGCCGGGAAAGTTTTGTAATCGTCCATTCTCGCAATCCAAAGCTGAAACTTCCCGAATAAGTGTGTGCTGGAGGGCAGCTGCATTTGAAAAATGTGCGCTGCCGGGAATGCCTGCCCATTTTCCTGTTTTTGGTGTGCGCTGGAGGGTTGCGCCACGCAGTTTGCCCAGACATTCCCTCCAGCACACATCTAACCATCCAAGTTTCCCTCCAGCGCACATCTAATCTTCTATCTTTCCCTCCAGCACACATATTTGATACCAGCGATCCCTCCACAGCACATAATTCAATGCGACTTCCCTCTATCGCACATTCTGGTCCTGCATCATCCCTCCAGCACACATCTAATAACCTCATCGCCATTTCTTTACGTGCAATAATTGGCGCACGAATCAAAAAAAGTTGCACGTAGCAGAATCAAACGTACAATTCACTCATACTAAATGATAAGGAGATGATGATGAAACGCGATTACGGCGGTGTCGGCACCATAGCTCTTCGTGCAAGCGCATTACTTAAGGCCATGAGTCAGGATATTGAAGATCAGCGTAAAGAGTTCAATCAGACCGAGTATTATCAGACGTTCACTCGTAACGCTGTGGCAAAGTTGCCGAAGCTGAGCCGCCGCATTGTGGAGCAGGCCATCAAAGAGATGGAAGATGATGGGTACCAGTTCAACAAGAAACAGGTCGGTAACGTTGAACAGTACGCGCTGACCATCCAGAACGTCATTGATATCTATGCCCACCGTAAGATCCCCAAATATCGCGACATTCACAAATCGCCTTACGTTATTTTTGTCGTAAACCTGAAGGGTGGCGTATCCAAAACGGTTTCCACAGTAACGTTGGCGCACGCTCTGCGTGTGCATCAGGATTTACTGCGTCACGATCTGCGCATTCTGGTAATTGACCTTGACCCTCAGGCATCCAGCACAATGTTCCTCGACCATACTCACAGTATTGGTTCCATCCTGGAAACCGCCGCGCAGGCGATGCTGAACGACCTGGACGCGGAGACGCTACGCAAAGAGGTGATTCGTCCGACCATCGTTCCTGGCGTAGACGTGATTCCAGCCTCTATCGACGATGGCTTTGTTGCCAGCCAATGGAAAGAGCTGGTTGAAGAGCATCTTCCCGGACAAAATCAGTACGAAATCCTTCGACGCAATATCATTGATCGTGTTGCGGATGATTATGACTTTATCTTTATTGATACCGGTCCACACCTGGATCCGTTCCTGCTCAACGGTCTGGCGGCCAGCGATTTGCTGCTTACCCCTACCCCACCAGCCCAGGTTGACTTCCACTCAACACTGAAATATCTCACCCGTCTGCCAGAAATGCTGGAGCAACTGGAGGAGGAAGGCGTAGAACCGCGTTTGAGCGCCAGCATTGGTTTTATGTCGAAGATGACCGGCAAGCGCGATCACGAGACATCACACAGCCTTGCGCGTGAGGTTTACGCCAGCAACATTCTGGACTCTTCTCTGCCTCGTCTGGATGGCTTTGAGCGATGCGGCGAGTCTTTCGACACCGTAATCAGTGCCAACCCGCAATCGTATCCAGGCAGTGCAGAGGCGCTGAAGAAGGCACGAACCGAGGCCGAGCGTTTCACTAAGGCTGTGTTTGATCGAATTGAGTTTGTTAGGGGTGAGGCGGCATGAAAAAAATAGTTTCCCGTGGACGAGTGCTGGGCAAGAATAGCTCCGAGTTTGCTCGCATGCTTGAAGGCAGTGAAGGCACCAAAACCTTTACCCTAAAATCTGGTCGCCAGGCTAAATTTTTGCTTACCGTTGTGCTGAGTGGTGAGATTGAGTCGCGCACGTTCGTTGACCCGGCAGTTAACGGCCGCGATCAGTCTCTGCTCACCCCTGAGTCGGTAAGCGATATTTCCCGCACCATTAAATTGCAACAGTTCTTCCCGGCTATCGGTCGTATGGTTGGGGAGCGCATTGAGGTATTGGACGGATCACGTCGCCGCGCTGCGTGTATCTTCAATGAAACGAAATTTGAGATTCTGGTGACGAAAGATGAGATCAGCCTGGCGGATGCCCGCCAGCTGGCCATTGATATCCAGACAGCCCGCGAACACACTCTGCGCGAGCTGGGTAAACGCTTCGAGGTTATGTACGGCAAGAATATGACCAAAGAAGAGATCGCCCGAGCTGAGAACATCTCAAAGGCTAAAGTGACGCGAGCTTTCCAGGCTGCGGCGGTGCCGGATGAGATGATTGCTGTCTTCCCTGTTGCCAGCGATCTCGCCCTGCCTGATTACCAGTTGCTGCTCCAGATCTCCGAAGATGCTAACGCCAAAAACGTACCGATTGGAGATCTGGTTGATACGGTGCGCGAGCGAATTGCAGAGACTGAGGGCGCGAAAGAGGATAAAGCGAAGATACTGGCTATCTTCAAAGCGGAAAGCAAAAGCCTGAAGCCCGCGCCGGTTAAATCTGTGGTGGTTGAGAAGCTGCGAGACTTCTCTGACCGTCGCCAATATGCTCGAAAGAAGTCCGATCCGAAAAAACGGGTTGTCGCCTACGAGTTCTCCAGACTCCCGTCTGAAGTGCAAACTGAAATTGACGAAGCAATAAAAAAAATCATTGGGAAAATGTCTGCTGGGGAATAATCCCGCTGGTGGGAGGTGGTGTTAGCCCCTCCCCTTCCTAAAATGTCCCGCACCGATTTCATTGCTAACCTTGTGATTTGCATGTGTTTTTTAGGGGGGTTTCAGACTGAAATTCCCACAATTTAACGCCTGCATTCACCGTCCACTTCCCCGCACAAAAAATTTAAAAAATTACTTTTCGCGAGAAAGTCAACAAGTGACTTTCAATAAAATCTCTTCCGAAAAGGGATTCACACAAGTGCCTTGTGTTTAAGGAAGAGTAACTTGAGTAACTTACGCGAATACCAGAATCGTATTGCAGATATCGCAAAACGCTCTAAAGCCGTTCTTGGCTGGGCAAGTACAGCACAGTTCGGTACTGATAACCAATTCATCAAAGATGATGCCGCGCGTGCCGCATCTATCCTTGAAGCTGCACGTAAAGACCCAATTTTTGCGGGTATCTCTGATAATGCCACCGCTCAAATTGCTACCGCGTGGGCAAGTGCACTGGCTGACTACGCCGCAGCACATAAATCTATGCCGCGTCCGGAAATTCTGGCCTCCTGCCACCAGACGCTGGAAAACTGCCTGATTGAGTCCACCCGCAATAGCATGGATGCCACTAATAAAGCGATGCTGGAATCCGTCGCAGCAGAGATGATGAGCGTTTCTGACGGTGTTATGCGTCTGCCTTTATTCCTCGCGATGATCCTGCCTGTTCAGTTGGGGGCAGCTACCGCTGATGCGTGTACCTTCATTCCGGTTACGCGTGACCAGTCCGACATCTATGAAGTCTTTAACGTGGCAGGTTCCTCTTTTGGTTCTTATGCTGCTGGTGATGTTCTGGACATGCAATCCGTCGGTGTGTACAGCCAGTTACGCCGCCGCTATGTGCTGGTGGCAAGCTCCGATGGCACCAGCAAAACCGCAACCTTCAAGATGGAAGACTTCGAAGGCCAGAATGTACCAATCCGAAAAGGTCGCACTAACATCTACGTTAACCGTATTAAGTCTGTTGTTGATAACGGTTCCGGCAGCCTACTTCACTCGTTTACTAATGCTGCTGGTGAGCAAATCACTGTTACCTGCTCTCTGAACTACAACATTGGTCAGATTGCCCTGTCGTTCTCCAAAGCGCCGGATAAAGGCACTGAGATCGCAATTGAGACGGAAATCAATATTGAAGCCGCTCCTGAGCTGATCCCGCTGATCAACCACGAAATGAAGAAATACACCCTGTTCCCAAGTCAGTTCGTTATCGCGGCTGAGCACACGGTATAGGCGGCGTATGAAGCACAGCGTGAATTTGGTCTGGACCTGGGTTCCCTACAGTTCCGCACCCTGAAGGAATACCTGTCTCATGAACAGGATATGCTGCGTCTTCGCATCATGATCTGGCGCACTCTTGCGACCGACACCTTTGACATCGCTCTGCCGGTTAACCAGTCCTTTGATGTATGGGCAACCATCATTCGTGGAAAATTCCAGACTGTATATCGCGACATTATTGAGCGCGTTAAATCTTCTGGTGCGATGGGGATGTTTGCTGGTGCTGATGCAGCATCTTTCTTCAAACAGTTGCCGAAGGATTTCTTCCAGCCAGCCGAAGACTATATCCAGACTCCGTATGTTCACTACATCGGTACCCTGTTCGGTAACGTAAAAGTGTACGAAGTACCTGCTGGTATTTGTAAGAACTTAACGACAGAGAACATTCAGTTCAGCTCGATGGATGTGCTGTGCTACGTCCGTGATGAAAATCCGGGTAAAGCAGGCTTCGTGACTGGTGATGCTGTCCCGGCTATCCCGTTCCAGCATCCGACCACTCCGGCGCTGGTCAACCGTACCACACTGTGGGGTTCGGCTATCAACGATATGCACCCACGCAACGGCGCTGATTACTTCACTCGTGTAACGCTGACAATGGCCAAAAAAGGCGGGCTTAACTTTATAAGCGGCGACACGATTGATGCCGGTGACTCTGAGTAATCAGGGGAAGTTCTCCGTTTAACATAGCGCCCCCGTGCGGGGCGCATAACAGGGAAAGTTATGTCTCAATATTCAATTCAACAGTCATTAGGTAATGCATCCGGCGTCGCGGTTAGCCCGATCAATGCCGATGCGACGTTATCTACCGGTGTTGCATTAAATAGCAGCTTGTGGGCTGGTATTGGCGTATTTGCGCGTGGCAAGCCGTTTACTGTTCTTGCGGTTACTGAGTCCAATTACGAAGATGTTCTCGGCGAACCGCTGAAGCCGTCTTCCGGCTCACAGTTCGAACCAATTCGCCATGTGTACGAAGCTATTCAGCAAACGTCTGGTTATGTTGTCCGTGCTGTTCCGGATGATGCGAAGTTCCCGATTATTATGTTCGATGAATCAGGCGAACCGGCTTACACTGCGTTGCCATATGGTTCTGAAATTGAACTTGATAGCGGCGAAGCCTTTGCTATCTACGTTGATGATGGTGATCCGTGTATTTCACCTACCCGTGAGTTAACCATCGAAACGGCAACAGCGGACAGCGCGGGTAATGAACGCTTCCTCTTAAAACTAACCCAGACGACTTCGCTCGGTGTGGTAACGACCCTGGAGACACACACTGTGTCTTTGGTGGAAGAAGCGAAAGATGACATGGGCCGCTTGTGTTATCTGCCTACGGCTCTGGAAGCCCGTTCTAAATATCTGCGCGCGGTTGTTAATGAAGATCTGATTTCTACAGCGAAAGTAACAAACAAAAAATCGTTGGCGTTCACTGGTGGTACCAACGGTGATCAGTCGAAAATCTCAACCGCTGCGTACCTGCGTGCGGTGAAAGTGCTGAACAATGCGCCGTACATGTACACCGCTGTTCTTGGCTTGGGCTGCTATGACAATGCGGCTATCACCGCATTAGGTAAAATCTGTGCAGATCGCCTGATTGATGGCTTCTTTGATGTCAAACCGACATTGACGTACACGGAAGCGATCTCTGCTGTTGAAGATACCGGTTTACTTGGTACCGATTATGTAAGCTGTGCTGTCTATCACTTCCCGTTCTCCTGCAAAGACAAATGGACCCAATCCCGTGTGGTCTTCGGTCTGTCTGGCGCGGCGTATGCGGCGAAAGCTCGTGGCGTCAAGAAAAACTCTGATGTCGGCGGTTGGCATTACTCACCGGCTGGTGAAGAACGTGCCGTCATTGCTCGTGCGTCAATTCAACCGCTGTATCCGGAAGATACCCCGGACGAAGAAGCAATGGTCAAGGGCCGTCTCAATAAAGTATCTGTTGGCACCTCTGGCCAGATGATCATCGACGATGCTTTAACTTGCTGCACGCAGGATAACTATCTGCACTTCCAGCACGTCCCATCCCTGATGAATGCAATCAGCCGTTTCTTTGTCCAGTTAGCCCGACAGATGAAGCATAGCCCGGACGGTATTACTGCGGCTGGCCTGACTAAAGGGATGACCAAACTTTTAGATCGCTTTGTCGCCTCCGGCGCTCTGGTGGCTCCTCGTGATCCTGATGCTGACGGTACAGAACCGTATGTGCTGAAAGTTACGCAGGCGGAATTCGATAAATGGGAAGTAGTCTGGGCCTGCTGCCCGACTGGCGTAGCCCGTCGTATCCATGGCGTACCGCTGCTTATTAAGTAAGGGAATACAATGAGCAAAAACTTTTTTCAATCCGGGGCATTTTTGGGGAATGGACTGTCCCGTTTCGCTTTGAACGCTGATCCGGTGCAGTTGATGGAATCTGCCCGTGTAAGTGCCCAACCGCCAACCGAACCGGTGATTAATAATAATCCGGAACCGGCGGCACAGATTAACGAGAACGTTCAATCTGACCCGGCACCTGAGCAAATCCTGGAAGGAAAAGAAGGTAAAGAATGGACCGTCGAACAGGCGCACAAGATGATTCTGGAAGCTGCAAATCGAAGTGCTATGCAGAATGCGTTGAGTAATGCGGCCGATGCCGTTTTCGCCTGGGCTGATAGCGGTGATCTGACTTTCGACTCCCTTGATGGTTTCGTTCAGGCTATCGCTGGTATCTCTGACGACGACGATACCGAAGTTACAGAAGAACAGGACGATGCCTATAACGAAGCATGGGCAAATGTTGCTGACTTCCTCGCAGCATGCGGTGTAGATGATGACCTGATCGAAGCATTGACCGACGATGAAGACGACGACGCAGCTGCTGATGTTGGTTCCGCTATCGCTGGTTTGGATAGCGACGACCGCGACGAACTGGAAGCGGCGTTTGTTGTTGCTGGCACTTCTGATGAAATGCTGACTGAAGCATTTAAGAAGGTTGTTCGTAACGGTGAGATCAAGCTCATCCGTAAACGTCTGCGTAAAAAACGTCTGACTGCGGCTCAAAAATCGGCGCTGAAAAAAGCGCGTCGTAAAGCCCAGACCGGCGCGGCAAAACTGGCCCGCAAAAAGTCAATGAAACTGCGCCGTAAGCGCCTCGGCTAAAGGAGGATGCCGGAGAACTCCGGCCTTTAACTTGAATGGCACCTATACCTTTTGGGGTTTACAGCCAGGCTGACGGTGTATCGCCATTTCTGAAAGTTACTTTAACGAACTCTCAGTACCAGGTTACCGGATATATCAGCCAGGGGGCGGCAATGAATCTGGCCCAGAATTGGGAAGCGCCGTTTACCGGTATGTCTATGGGTTCTGTTGCTGGTGCCTTCAGTGGTTTTGCGCAGGTTGGTACTGAAACAACGTCAGTTGCCCGTTGGAACAGCTTAATGGTTTGGGAAGGGGGGACACCGCCGACTTTCACGCTGCCAGTAACTTTCATTGCTTTGTTTAACCCATATACGGAAGTTTCAGGTGCTATCGCCGCGTTGTCAGCAATGATTAGCCCGGAACTTAAAGACGCTAGTATTGGTGGTCGAATCCCGGAGCGTGTGACGCTAAACATTGGTCGCCGGATCAACATCATTGATGTCGCTATCCAGGACCTTAGTTTCGATCTCGATGCCCCCAGGGATAGTAATGGGCATTTCCTGAAAAACACCGTCAACCTCCAGTTGACCGGTTCTTCGATATATAACAGCTCCGATATTGTTCGGGCGTTCCAGTAAAAGGATTTTATATGGGGCACAATAACACTAAGGGAAACCGTAAATTTATTAAGGGCCGCTATACTGCCAACGCGGCCAAAGGCGAACGACTGGTATCTTCTGAATTCCAGCTCACTTTTGCAGGCCATGAAGATATCAGCGTACCGGTTCGCACATCGCAAATTCCTGAAATGACCCGCGAGGATGTGGAGGACTATGGTCCGAATGGTGTGAAGTTCAACCAGCACGGTCCAATTCGAAACTCTGGGGAAATCCAGGTCCAGTGCGTGGAGACTATCGAAGGCGATATTCTTCAGTTCATTAAGGATCGCATTGCAGAGAAAGACTATGTTGATATCACGATGGCTGCTACCCCTGAATCCAAATCTTCCGGGGTTAACGCTGTGACAAAAGCTGCTACAACAATTGAAATGTTGGACTGCAAAATCTACAGTGATGCAATCGACTTTAGTACCGAAGATGTGACTGCTGCTGTGCGCCCGTCACTTCGTATCGTCTACAACTGGATTGATTGGGATTAAGAGTCATCCCTTGTATTTTAAAGCTCCTTCGGGAGCTTTTTTATTTGGAGAGGAAAGGGTGCATTGAGGATACCTGACACACGAAGAGTGGCGGGGATCTCTCCCATAAGCGCTAACTTAAGGGTTGAACCATCTGAAGAATGCGACGCCTCGGTGCCTCGTTAAGACGATGCCTCGCGTTCTTCAATTGCGTTTTGTAGGCTGTCAGGGATACTGTCCCACGAATGGCCACCTGTAAGCTCCAGATGACCATTTTTGTTATTCTCCACAACGAGTTAGTTCTTCTTTTCGGATCCGGCACTTCTGGGGGGGAAATCCAGCGATGGCTGGATTATGTCGTCAATTAAAAATGCGGCGAGTAGATTAGCAAATATCCACGCTTTCGCGAGTTCAGGTTCCTTTGCACGCAAAGCATCCAGGTGCAGCAAACTTTTGAGCCGCTTAAAAGCCAGTTCAATTTGCCATCGCAGACGGTAACAATCAGCCACTTGCTCTGCTGAATATTCATCTTCCGGTAATGATGTTAGCAATAGCACATGGCCCGCTGCTTCCAGCGTTTCCGCCTGAACTACTCGTCCTTTTCGACGATTCTCGCTGAGCAGTCGGGTTTTACTGATTAATGCTTTTTCGGGAGGAAGTGATACGGCAATGAGACGTGCCGGAAAGGGAGCTCCGGCTTTTTTATTACCTGAATTGCCTATCATTACAGTGGTTTCACCGTTCTTACCGCAATCCAGCCCGCGCAGAAAACCCATCATGTCAAAGCGCATTCCTTCTGCAGTTAACCAGCGCAATCCTCGCCAGTGAACCCGGACGATATAATCAGCTTCTCCAAAAGCAAGTGAGCGGATACATTCGGGACGCGAACCGAATCCCCGGTCAGCAATGCGTATCTCGTCTGCCGTTTGCGCAAATCGGTCCAGCCGTTCAGCGTCTCTGCTGTCGGTTAGCTCAAAATCAGTGAACTGACAGGTATGAGGATCATATCCCATATGTAGTCGCCATTCAGCGCTGCCGCCCCCGGGCGCACTGATTGCTGTTCCATCGACAAGACGCAATCTCTTTCCGCTTGTACAACCCGTAACTGCGGCGCGTACAGCAAGTGTTTGTGCGGCAAGTATGCCAAACCAGTCGGCGGCATTCCGCAGCCGCTTCAGGAGAGCCACGTCAGATAATGTTGCAACGTCATGGAGCTGAGCCCATGCAGTGACTTCACGTAATGACATCCCCCCGGGGCCGTAAGCCAGCCCCAGACGTAGCAGAGTTGCAGCATCACGAATTTCGCGGCGGCGGGTTAGAGCCCCGGCATTACGTGCCGAAGTATCCAGTTCTTCGGGCTTACCAATATGGGCCAGAATTGCTGACCAGTTATCGTGAGAGTAATTCATCGGCACGTTAAATCATATCAGGCGTAATACCACAACCCTTAAGTTAGCGCTTATGGGAGAAATCCCCGCAACCTCTGATGTATTATGCATCCTCAACGCAGCCACAGTTAACCTGATTGGCGGGTTTACTTCATCTGTAAATATTTTTATAAAAATAATGCCCACGCACAGCATAAAACAAAAAGTATTACAGATAAAAAAGGAACGTAATGTACAGATTTGTTGTTTTCCATATTTACTCACCTTAATATGATTAACCCTGATAGGGCTGTTATTTCAGCGGTTTTCAAATGAGATATTATGGTGATCTGACAAATTTGCATAACATTAAAATTTAATTTGTTTAACCGCTTTTAATAATAAGCGTTGTTTGTATCCCAGCAATCTGTTGTTTGGTTTTTATTCCATTAAGGTGGGGGCTTTACACTGGAACCAGTTTATTTATACTTTATACGTCAGCCTGAACAACTGGCATCTGCTGCACTGCGCCATCGAGAGATTGAGAAATGGCGCATATACAACTGGTCAAACAAACTTCTTCTGGTTTACTTCTCCCGGCGACGCCGGAGAGTTGCGATTTTCTGCATCAAATCAAAATAGGTGAGTGGATACACGCAGACTTTAAGCGTGTGCGTAACTACGCATTCCACAAGCGTTTTTTCAAACTCCTGCAACTGGGATTCGATTACTGGACTCCGGTCGGTGGGGCGATCACGCCTCGCGAACGAGAACTGCTGTCTGGTTTCGTTGATTACCTGTGCGAATCAGTTGGTCGGGAACACACGCCAGCCCTGAGTGATGCCGCAGAGCAATACCTTAACACCGTTGCGACTCGTAGAACCCGGGATACGGCGTTGCTAAAGTCGTTTGAGGCTTTCCGCGAGTGGGTAACCATTCAGGCCGGATTTTACACCGAGCATATTTATCCGGACGGTAGCCGTGGGCGTCGGGCAAAATCCATCGCTTTTGCGAATATGGACGAAGTCGAGTTTCAGCAGGTTTATAAATCTGTACTGAATGTGCTGTGGAACTGGATTCTGTTCCGTAAATTCTCCTCTCAGGAGGAAGTTGAAAATGTGGCCGCACAACTACTGGAGTTTGCGTAATGGTGAATTTACGTAAAGCGGCTAAAGGCCAGATGTGCCAGATCAGAATCCCTGGCTACTGCAATCACAATCCCGAAACCTCTGTGCTGGCGCATTACAGGCTGGCGGGGACGTGCGGAACAGCGACAAAACCACACGATATGCAGGCGGCGATAGCCTGTAGCTCATGCCACGATCTAATCGACGGGCGGGTAAAAACCAGCGATTACACCAAAGAAGAATTGCGCCTGATGCATGCTGAAGGGGTTTTTCGCACACAAGAAATCTGGAGAAAGAAAGGTCATTTATGATTTACCCAACGAATACAGGAAAAAGCGGAGAACACCTTCGCCTCACCACGCTGGAAAGTGTCTGGATTCAGGGAAAACTACGTATGTGGGGGCGCTGGTCGTATATTGGCGGTGGCAGGTCAGGGAATATGTTCAATCAGTTGTTGGCATCCAAAAAACTGACGAAAACAGCCATTAATGAAGCCCTGCGCAGAATGAAAAAAGCGGGAATAGAGAAAGCTGAGCTGGAAGCGTTTTTGCGAGAGATGATCAACGGCAAGCAAAAGAGCTGGCTGGCGCATTGTACTGATGCAGAGGCGTTATGTATTGATCGAGTCATAAGTGAGGTGCTGGCAGAGCATCCAGGATTGATTTGCATTCTCCGGCAACGCTATGAAGGGCGGGGGATGACTAAGCGCAAAATGGCTGAATTGCTAAATGATGCACACCCAGAGTGGTGTTTTAGCACATGCGAAAAACGGATTGCTAATTGGTTAGCTGTTGCTGAGTATGCCCTATATATTCCCATGCGTGAATCATTTGCTGAGAAAATGGCTTGATTTCTTACGTATAAACTGCTTCAATTTTGCTATGCTTCGCAAAGCTGTATCGCGAGGCGGATTGCAGACATGGACATCGTAAAAAAACCGCTTAATGCGGTTTTTTTACGTCAGGAAAGCAGGGGAGAATGCTGCTAGTTGGGCAACTGGTCTTTCTGCTCCAAATTATAACAGAGACCAGTTATAGTTTCGGTGCTGTGTTTTTTTTACAATATTGTGATAACACATTGCTGGCGGGAGTTTTGATATTTCTTGGCAGGGGCTGATGATGCGTTATCCTGATGTCGTCAACTCATATAAAATGAGATGAGAGATCATTGCAGGGTGGTTTGTAATTCGCTGTTTAGCGGGACAATATGTTGTCTGATACAAGACACCCGACGCCTCAGATTACTATAATAAAGACGAAGCATCCTTTGTATTGACCAACCGCCTGTTTAGGCGGTTCTTTTTGGGCTGGTTTATTGTATGCCAAATGATTATTAAAAAGGTTGTGTTAATAACAAAACCCGAAATAATATGCCTGCATATTTTTATCTTGCTTATATTCTGCATATTGTGCATAGCAGGCTCATCCCTGCAATCAAAACTGTATGATGAGTATTTTTTGTTTTCCTTTTTTCCAGTCATCTGATGATGACCTGCTTCTTTTTAATCCGGATCGACATCAGTTTTTTAAGATAATTCCTGCGAGTTATATGCATAAATACCACAAACTCCGCATTTTATGTGGTTGGGAGTTGCCGGGCGCGCAGTGAGTTTGCTAAGAAAACTCCTGCATGGTGAATCCCCCTGTGCGGTGGGGTGATACCATTAACCTTTTCTGTCGCCGACAGGTATCACGAACATTTTGTTCACCGGGAGGCACCCGGCACCATGCACTTCAATAGATTCTCTCCACATTATGGATATTCTTTCAGAATATCCCACGCAGACTTTGTGTAAATGTTAACAAATGTGCGTTTTATTTGATCTGATTCGCTGTTTGAGCGTCCAAAACAACGGTATATATAATCCTTTACTATATGACATATGTGAGGAAAAATGGGTTTTCGTAGCGCATCAATTCTTACGTTGATTATTAGTGGGATTATTATCGGGTGCACTGATGCTGTATCGACAAATTATCATGACCGTACATCATATTACTCCGATAAAGCAATAGAGACACAGTATGTGAGTTCATCTGAACGTACTTCTGATGTTAGTGAGGATATCCGTCTGTATGCCCATCAAATCAAGAGCGCCATCGAAAAACAGTTCGGGGATGCGAGTAAGTATTCAGGAAAAGAGTGTACACTGAGAATGCATATGGCCCCGAATGGCCTTCTACTGGAGGTTAAAAGAGAAAGTGGAGACCTCGATTTATGTCGTGAAGCGATGAATGCGATAAAGAATGCTGATATACCTGCCCCCCCTTCGCCGGAAGTATATAAAGTATTTCAAAATGGGGTGCTGGATTTTAAACCCTGATATTTATTGTTTTGTAATAAACGGTTTCGGCTTAGGTTTGTTCTGACACAGCTACGGCACTGAGCTAAATTTAGCGGATAGTCAGCTCTGAGCCAGTGGCGGACGTAACAACTACTATTGCTGAGATTTTAATGGATTGAGGAGCAAGAAGTGGGATTAAAGAAAATCGTTATGTTGACTTTTTGGGTCGGTTTTGTTGCGGGATGCACACCTTTACACCCTTCAGATTGCCACAAAACTACTGCTACAGGTAGTTGCAGTTCAGGACGCTGGGATGATCAGGATGAATGGGGGGCGCAAGCGCGGGGAATCAGAGCTGCAATTAATGCCAAACTTGATGAGCCGCATAACTGGAAAGGGAAAAAATGCAGGTTGCATATGGAATTCTCTCAGGATGGCACGGCGTTAAAAATATCTACCAGTAACGGTGATAAAGCCTATTGCGAAGCGATAAAGTCCGCAGCTCATAAAGCCAAATTTCCGGCCTTCAACAATCCGGAAGTCTACAGAGATTTTCAGAAATCTGGCTTTGACATGCGAGGTTAGCTCTTCAATTACTATATCTCATTCATAGCAAACTGACAGATTTGATGATGTTCTATATACGAAACCTGTGATGTCAAGTCTGAGCTAATACAAATAAACATAATATCAGAGAAATACATTATATTAGCTCGCTACGGCGAGCTTTTTATATTGCATCGTCTCCAGCATATATATCAATTAAGGCTCTGATTGATGTGTCTGAAAGCCTACACATAATAACTATGCCATCCGTTCCGTGCGGAGGTGAGGCTATGAAATCCATGGACAAAATTTCAACAGGCATTGCCTACGGCACCTCCGCAGGCAGTGCTGGCTACTGGTTTTTACAGTTGCTCGATAGAGTAACTCCGTCACAGTGGGCTGCAATCGGTGTGCTGGGTAGTCTGGTATTTGGCCTGCTGACGTACCTGACAAACCTTTATTTCAAGATTAAAGAAGATAAGCGCAAGGCTGCGAGAGGTG